CTTCTGCTATCATAATTACATATATTATAACAAATTTTTAAGGATTTGTCAAGAACTATTTTACGATGTTCTTCGTATGTTTCCATTCTAATTCATCACCTAATCTTTCATATTCCCTAAACTTTGGGTCATCTTCATAATACATAGACTTCCATACTAATTCTGCCATTTGAAACCAGATTGCTACTGCTTTATTTCTGAAGTCCACATCTCCCCACAGATAAAAAAGCATCCACCATTCTTCGTTGAATCTGCATACTCTTATCTCTTGTTCCCATAACTCAGGCAAATCTTGAAGAACTCTTAGTCTTTGACTACCTGCAATAGGGTACCAGTTCGGCATACATAATATAGGAGACCTTACTCCTTCTTTTCTTAGTGCTTCTTTTAGTGGTTCATTTTCAGGTACATTTATTATATTCTCTTGTACTTTAGGTTGTTTTAGTAACCAACCTATCTTTCTTATGTACCAAGTATGTGGGGGTAGAGGTACTAGTTCTGCCGTTTCTCTACTTACTCTATCGTCTGCCATCTTTCAAAATCCTTTCTGTAATAATTATATATCATTTCTTTTATGATATTTCTATGAAACTCTGGAATATTTATTCCTTTCTTTATATGTTGTGGTTTTAGGTCAAGAGCTTCCCATATAGTATCTATTGTATGTACCTTGACTTCTGGCTCTCTATAATACATCCACTGAGGCCAGAAAAACTTATGATGATTGGTATAAGCTCCTGAGTGTTGAAACATATCATGGTTATCAAAAAAATTAAAAACAGGTAATGTTCTAATAACTTTTTCTGTCCATTCTTCAATACCCTCTTGCATAAAGTTTCTCATGTAAAAATGTTTGTAGGTACTAACCCATCTATCAACAGGGTCTCTTATAACTGTGAAATACTCATAGTTAGGAAACTGCATATATGCCCTATCGTATGTAAAATGCCACTCTGTTTTAGTTATTCGTGTACTATCATCATATATGATAAAAGGGTGATTTGAAGTTCCTAGTTTTGCATTTGTTCTATGCTTCTGTATATATCGCTGAGTAACTGAAGTACCACCTGTTTTAGGAATATGAATAAATATTCTTCTCTCAGGCTTAATTATCATCTATAATCTCCGCTACATCTTCTACAGGTAAAGGGTTATCCCACGGTATTGTAATTACTTTACACTCACAATTTGTTGCCCAATCATCATAAGCATTTACTAAATCCACCATGTAATCTTCTTGTATTCCTACTTCTTTCACTCTTGCTCTATCTTTTTGTCGCTGTATGCAAGTTTCAGGACTTACTTGTAAATATATTATCAAGTCTGGTCTTGGTTTTGATATTGAATGGTAGACATTTGTGCAGGTATCATATTCTCTTTCTGACAAACTTCCTCGCTGGTATAATACTTTTTGAAAAATTCTATCTTCATATATTGTTCTATCTTGTATTCCACCAAACCTACTTAGTAAAAGAGCACCTTTTGCTCTATTTGACATCATATATACTTGCATATGAAAAGCCCACTTATCATTATCTTTGTAGAAGTCAGCTAGATATGGAGATACAGGTTCGGGTATCGTTACTACATCTAAGTAATCACCTAACTGTTTAGTTAGTGTACTCTTTCCTGCGGCTAATGTTCCTGCCACTCCTATATATCTTTGTTTAGCTACCGTGGTATACATCTTCTAATACCTCTTCATAAATTGGTCTAAACTCCTCTATTGTAGGAATCTCTACTTTTATATTTTGTCTTGCATTTATTTTTATTAATTTTGCGCAGTGCAATATCCACGCTTCTTCTAATTGTTTTTCTGTATATAATATCATTTCTTTTTCCAAATTCTGTAAATCTTTCCATCGCCAAATACACTTTCTACTTCTTCATAATATCCTTTTACTTCTTCAGGATTATACCACTCAACTATTAAGTGTATTCTTGATTCATTGCCATTACTAACTGAGTGTGTTACTGTATTGTCTACTTCGTATATCTTTCCTATTTCTAAATGTTGTTGTTCATCTCCAACTGTAAATATACACCCTTTGTTTGTTGTAATTGGTATATGTACATCATGATTATGTACTACTGATATACCTCCATCTATATGAGGTACGAGTTCACCTCCTGCTCTAAGTCTAGCAAATAATACACTGATTGGTTTTCCATAACCATAATGTAAAAATAGTTTTGTATATAGGTCATGAAACCACTCTCTATCATAATACTTATCATAGAACTCAGTTTTTGGTGCTTCTTGATGTGGTTTACCTTTTGCATATTTCCACATCAAAGGAATTGTATCGCAATCCCTAAAAATTGTTAATTGTCTTTTTCTTTGTATTCCTAATGGGTTGTACCAATCTTCTTCATCAAATGATAAAGGATAAGGTTTTATACTATCTATTAATTGAATTGTTCCCATCTTTCAAAGTCCTTCTTGTAATAATCATAAATCAACTCCTTTACTTTTTCTCTATCATAAGGTGCTATCTGAGAAATTGATTTATGATGATTATTTCGTATTGTTCCTGTTCTTTTCCATATTGTTTGGTCTTCAAGTCTATGAACTTCTACTTCTGGCTCTCGGTAATAAACCCAAGCTGGTAAATACATTACATGAAAACTTCCCATTCTTATATGTGCTTTTTCAAAGTAGTCTAAGTTTTGAACTGTTCCCCAATATGCTCCGTTTTGCAAAGATGACATGGATTTCTTAGTCCATGTGATTATATCCCAGTCTATTACAAAATCATTATCTAGATTATGCTTGTATTGACTTTCCCATCTATCAAGCGGATTTCTTATAACTGTAAAGTATTTATAATCTGGGTAATGAATTGCTATCTGGTCATAAGTCGCATGAATATTATTATAAACCTGACCGTTAGCTATCTTTCTTTTACCTTTACGAAGATAATCTCCTGCTAGTCCATGTTGCCAGTTTCTATTCATAAGCATAAACCTACTATCTTGTTTATAGTACTGGTCTATATAACTTCTACTAATAGATATTCCACCACATTTAGGAATGTGTATGTATACTTCTTTCTTAGGATGAATTATCATAGGTCGTATGTATCTTCCCCTGTTGTCATTGTTTCTTTTAGTTCTGATTTTTCATCTGGGTCTAATGCAGTATGCGGCCCAATCTTTAGAGTCTCCCAGTTCATTTCTGATGTAAAGTTTTCGGCTGCTCCGTTTCTCATCTTATCACATTTGAACTTGATACAAGGCTCTTCGTCTCCCCAATGCTGTATACTGTAAGCAGCATCTACAGCATCCAAGATTCCTTTTGAGAATCTTGCCTCTCCTTTCTCATTAGTCTGGAAAGCGGAGAGAACTAGAACTTTGCTCTCTTGTGCGAGAGATTTGAGACCTTTTGAGATCTCGATCTGCTCGGTCCAATCGTATTGTCCTGAACGAGTTGGTGCGTTATGGCGTCTAACTTGGTTTAGATAGTCTACTATTACAACACCCAAGTTTGGTAACTGGGCTTGTTTCTGTCTTACTACGCTTATTATTTTAGCTAGAGTAAGAGAAGGGTCATAATGTATATCTATTTGAGGTATGTCAGCTAACCTGTTCCTACTAAGTTGATAGTGGAACTTGTCAAAATCTTGGTGGTCTTGCCACTCTTTATAACATTCCTCTCCGCCATTGAATCTAGCAGCCCACCATTGAGCAACTTTATCCCACTCCATAGGAGAAAGATTCTTTGCTTTGATTCGCTTACTAGGGACACCTGTTTGAATACCACAAATTCTTTGTAGCATTTGTCTAGTGTCCATTTCAATAGTAAAGTAGAGAGCTGACTTGCCCTTATCTTGGGCTGAGGCAGCTACATTACAACAGGTAAAGGACTTACCTCCACCACGCTGTCCGCCGATAACGACCAAGTCTTTGGGAGAGAATGTATAGTCCAGGTCGTATTCTTGATTGAGACCGAGCGGTAAAAACTTCGCTAAGTCCTCATCACTATCGAAAAGCTCAACTGTTTCCATGTCGTCAGCTTCATCATTTGTGTCTACAGAATCTTCTACTTGCACAACTATTTCTTGCAATAAATCTATATTTTCTCTTGCGTCAGATATAGCAACTTGTGTGTCAACATAGTTTTCGATTTTCGATAATATCTCGGATTGTGTAAATTGATTTTTCAGATAGTCTAATAGAATTATAGACTCGACATCTGTTTCAACTGTTTCGATTGCATAAATCTTTTCTTGTAAATCACGCGAACGAATTTCTAGCTTTAAATCTTCAAAGCTAGGTAAATTATTGTACTTGTGAACATGCTTATCAACTACTCTCCACAGTTTTCGGTACTCACCTTCGGGGAAGTAGTGTTCTTTCAGACCATTCCAAGTCTCAAAGTCGCCATTCGCAATGATTTGCTTAAGTAATGCACTCTCTAGTGTCAAATTGTCTCTCCCAAAACAAAATTAAAGTTGAAAAAAAGGCGAGTCAATCCGTAGATGGACTGCTCGCCTGAGTTGAAATAAGATTAACCTATTTCTTTTTTAGCAGCACCGTTATAGTCTGCGCACTGAAGACCTCTTCTTGTAAGCATTGTTTTCACGCCTCTTACAGTTTTGCCGATTTCATCAG